AATCCAAAGTAGGTATCATATGCAGATGATTTGATTGAAACAGACCTATTCTTTTTCCAACCTTTCATAATTTTGTTATACTCATCATCTGTCCACCCATGATAACGACGAATGAATGAACCAGCATCACGAGAAGGTAGAAGACGAATACCAATAAAGTTTACAGTTGGGAACGTATCTTTAAGATTTTCAAGTAAAACTTCAGTGAATCCATAGGTAGAATCTTTAACACGATATGTCTTACCAAGTTTACGGTCACGAAGAAATGTACCAGACCAGATGGCAGCTCTACCCATGTATGGTTCATCTTCCCATTGACGTTGAACTTCGTGATGATATGAAGGTGTATAAGCTTCACCATCTGTAAGAACAACACATTGAACTTTCTCAACCTTATTGTCTTTTTTGAACTGAGGAATGATTTGATGTAAACAAATTAAAGACTCATCTAATGGTGTACCTGATAGACCCATGCCGATGGGAACTTGGAATCTATCTCTATCATCCCAAGAAACATGAGAGTAACCAAATCGAGTCGCCATGCGATAGATGTTTCTCATTTGATGATCTAAAGTTCTAACATTAACCTTAGATGTGAATAGATTCATGAGACTAAATGATTCTTCAATACAAACTAGATTGTTCTTTGCTGTATAACGTGCTTCATTTCTATCATGATAAGGAAAACAATTTGTAAAAGCATAGACATCAAATGGAATCTGAACCTTACGACAAAACCAGATTAGATTATATAACTGTTTGATTGTGTCTTTCATGATATAAGACATTGAACCAGACCAATCAAGAATGAATACTAATCCATGATTCTTACCATCAGGTAGAACTGTGACTTTCTTGAAAATATCTTCACAGTATTGGTATGTGTGAAGTTTTGACATATCAAGCATTCCAGTTCTTGCAGTTGCAGCACGAGCGTATGCAGATGCTGACTTCTTCATCTCAAACTCTTTGACAAGATAGTTGACTTCTTTTCTTGCAGATACTCTGAACTCATCAAACTCTTTATCAGCATTGAAGAAATCTGATGCTGTATTTTCACGCCACTCAAAATCAATATTCTTATGAATGAACCAGTTAGGGATAATAACTTTATCAATGTCTAAGTCATTTGGTTTTTCAACATAGAGTGTCTCACGACCAGCTTGATTTACCAAGTCCTTAAGTGACTCTTCAAGATTCTCAACAGTTTCAGCCTTTGGTTCGTCACCAAGAGTAATACCACCTTTTGAATATGCTTGGTCATCATAATCTAAACCATCATCCTCATCATCCCACTCATCTTCATTTTCAACATCAGACTTTTCTGAATCTCCTTCAGTGCCTTGAGTTGTAGTCTGATACTCTTTCTCATTGTCACCATCACCATCCTCCATCTCAACCTTGGCCTTCATGTCTTCAATCTCTTCCTGTTCTTTTTTCTTCTCTTCTAATTCTTCTTTTGCATATTCCCAGATAACTTTTGAATACTCAAGAACATCATCAAATGATTCTGCTGACTTGACCATACTTACAAGAGTCTTCTCATAATCATTGAAGTCGATGTCAATAAAGTTACCAATCTTGAAATATAAATTTAGTCTGTCAGCGATACCCATCTCATTCACATCAATGCCACTTAACTTGAAGAAGTCCATTCCTTGTAGTTCTTTGTATCCATTAAAGAATGTCTTTGGAAGACCAGCATACTTACGCTTCATCAACTTCTCAATACGAGCATCTTCAACTATATTCACAAATGATGGTGGTATATCATATCTGTCTAACCAATCTTCACATGGAGTAAAGAGTGCATGACCAACTTCGTGTGCAACTAACATATCATACACTTCACTGGATGCCTTCTCCCATAGTGGAAGAACTAAAACTCTTGTCTCGACATTGAAACTCGCAGTCTCGACTTGTTTGTGTTCTACAATCAAATCTTCTGTAGCGAGTAACTTTGCAAGTTGTGATTTAATTTCTTGTTGGATGGACATCAAAACCTCTCTTATATGTCCTTATTATAATTCCTCAGCACAAAATAGAAACAGCAAATGTGCCACTAATTTAATCGTCTACACCTGTCGCATAGTCTAAAGCTCTCTTTGCAGTTCGCATCAAACGAACTCTTCGCATATCGTGAGTGTTAGGTAGTGTCAAAGAAAAACCTAGAAGTTCTCCTTCTGGGTCATCTGGAAGTCCTACTGGTTGAATGAAGAATATGCCTGCGTGTGCAACACACTTCCAACCAATATCAACAAAACCTAAATCTCTTAACGCACATTCTAACTTAAGTGAGTGACATGCCTCCTCTAGTATCATGCGGATTACCGTACTTTGATTTTATTTATGTCATACGACTAAATCCCTTGACCTTTTCAAACTGTATCAGGTCTTCAAATCTATCATGTAGAGATTGTTTGTGAGATATTACAAATACGTTTGCATCCTTGATTACATATTTTACTATCTTTAAAAATTCTTCTGTTCCAAATCCATCAAGAGAACTATCAAATACTTCATCCATGATGAGTAGATTTGTATTAACTGAGTTTTTAAATCTAGCAACCTCCCTCCATGTGAAGAGAAGTGCTAGATCGATTCTCATTTTTTCACCTTCACTGAAGGATGAATATGAGAAGTCCTCATGAATCGGAGATTGAATGGTCTCATTGAACTCTTCATCAAGTTTAAAATTAATATAGAAGTCCATCATCCTGAGATACTTATTAACCTGTTGATTGATAAGTGGTAGATACTTTTTGATGATTTTGGACTTTACGCCACCATCCTTGAGAAGTGAATAGGCAAAGTCATGATGTAGTATTTCTTGTTTCTTCTCTCCTAAAGATTCATAAGTCTCTTTTAATTTTTGGTCAAATTCAGTTAGTTTCTCATGTTCAGAATTTCTGTTTTCAAGTTGATTGGTAATAGTTTGAATTTCTGATTCAAGTTCCCTGATTTGTTTTTGGTAGCCAGAGATCTTAACGTTGTTTTGAGAAATTTCATTCGTGAGTTTGGTTGATTCCTTAGTGAGTTGGATAAATTGACGTTCCCTTTCTTCTTCATTTGTTATTGCTTTTTCTAGTTCTTGATAACCAGATTGTAGTTCTTTAGCTTTCTGTTGGGCTTCATCAAGTTTATTTAGCCTAAACTTTTCATCTATATCTTGTGTACAAGTAGGACATACCGTATTTTTACTGAAGAACTTATGTTCTTTCTTTACTGTTGATGCTTTGTTTGATATCTTTCCCTTTAGATTTCCTAACTCTTTAAGTTTCTTACTAGCACCTACATATTCTTCTTGTTTCTTAATTAAGTTAGATACTTCATCTTGCATATCTTTATTTGACATTGAATGATTATCTACTTCCTCATCTAAATCATTTATCTTATTTCTTTTAGAGTCAATTCTTTCTTTACCTCTCTTTTCAATCTCCTCCATAAAGTTCTGTTGCATCTCTAATTTTTCTTTAAGAGATGTTTTTTTTAACTCTAGAGTTCTGACTGCATCTTTCTTATCTCTTATCTTATCTCGAATAATATTATTCATCGCTGAGAATATCTTGATATCTAATAAGTCTTCTATGACTTCTCTTCGATTTGAACCTGATAGTTGCATGAATGGAACAAATGTACTACTACCCAGTATGACGATTTGTGTGAATGACTTGTAATTCATCTTCACAACATTTTGTTCTAGCCATTTCTGTTGGTCATTGGCAGCAGAAGATTGATTCATCATCTGTCCATTACGATGAATCTCAAATATATTTGGTTTGATACCTCTACGAATAAACCAATCAGTTGACCCGATTGTAAAGTCGAGTTCAACTACACAGTCTTTTTCATTTGTAGCGTTTACAAGTTGAGATTTATTAATCTTACGAAAAGGTTTATTGAACAAAACAAAGGTGAGTGCATCCAACATAGTGGATTTACCAGCACCATTTGTCCCAATAATAACTGTATTCGATTTTTTATTTAAGTCAATCTCAGTCCACTGATTACCAGTAGACAGCAAATTACGCCATTTTATCTTTTTGAAACAAATCATTCTTTGGGGGAACCACGATATCGTCTGGTCTAATTATATTATACATGTAATCGTGCATTTCGCAAGCCCTCATTGCCACGAAATCATCTATTTCTATCACACTCATCTCTGGATAATCATCTTCAATTGATATTAACTCAGCATATCTATCCGCATCATCCTCCTCCACAAACATCAAAAGAACTTTATCTCCATCATCATTTTCGATAGAGAAAGCACCATCTTCTTCGTATCCTTTAACCGCTAAGATAAACATTACTCAACCTCACAGGCCTCCCGATAAACGTCTTGAAGTATTTCTGTAATCACAGATTTATCTAAGTCAACTTCAGACTCTTGTATATATCTATTTAACAAAGATATTGTATCTTCAGATTCATCTGCTTCAAACTCTTCACCTTCTGTGAAATCAAAGTTTTCAACAATTTTAAGTTCTGCTAGATTTGATGAATAAAGTTTATCAATATACTTTTCAAATTGTTTTGGGTCTGATTTCTTACGAACAATAACCTTAAGTATTTTTTGATCATACTTTGTGATGTCTAACATTTGATGTGGTGTATCTTCATAGTATAAATTATGAAAAAGTTGATAAGGATTGTTAACTGGCGTATGAACTAAAGTATCTGTATCAAATAAATGAAATCCACGATTTCGATCATTTACATCATTCCAATACATTTCATATGGATTGCCTAAGTAAAATATATTTTCTTTATTTGATCTCATATGATAATGACCAGAATAGACTCTTTCAAACTTGTCAAAGATATTAGAGTCCATACCATTTTCCATGAAATGACCACGAGTTGCCATAAATCCATTTAACTCAAGATGACCCATCACACATGGAGAATCACTTTCTTCAATCAACTCAAACGTTTTCTCTTGATTCTCAGGATTAATCCAAGGCACAAATAAAAATTTTGTTTTATCTATCGTAACTTCTTCAGCTTCTGGATATATTTTTACATTATCATACTCTCTTAAAAATAAACCAACACCTGTTAAATCATTTGTATTCTTATAATATGCCGTATGATTACCAATGATTGTATGAACAGTAATTCCTAGTTCTTCTAGCCTATCATAATAATGATTCTTTGCCCATTCCAGTGACACAAAATCAACACCTTTACGACTATCAAATGTATCACCCATGTCAACAATGGTTGTAATACCTTCTTTAATTAAAGTAGGAAAGAATATGTCTTCATAAAATTTTAAAAAGTAATCATGAAATAATTTTGAGTTTTTTCTCGCACCAAAATGTTGGTCTGTAATAATCGCTATCTTCACTGATAATTCATCCTTGTTTGCACTGAGTCTTTAATTTGATTATAATCAGAACTAGTTCCTGTCATATCACCATCAACAGTAAAGACTTCTTCATAACCAGACCTTTCAATAATTTTAGTTTTAATTTCTAATTGTTTCTTTTCTTTTTGAATTCTTCTTAAGAAAGCATAATGTATAATTTGTGTAAAGTATGCAAATGGATTTTTAGATTTCTCTGGATTAAAATTATTAATATATTGAACACAGTTTTCAATACCATCACAAACCATGTCATCCTTAAACATATAGTTTACAAAATTAGGTTTAAAGGATAAGTGAGTTGCTATCTTTAAGAAACACTCACCAAGATAATTGGTAATACGAGGTTTCGCTTCACCTTTCTCTGCAGCCAAGGCAACCTTCTCCTTGTATTCTACAATAGCGGCGAGGAACTCTTTGTTATTTACATAGTGTTCCGATCTTTTTCTTGCCATGAAATGTGTTGATAATGTTTATCTTTCATAATATTATTATACACTATTTTACAACGCTTGACAATACCCTAAAAAAGCATTACAATAACCTTTGTAGGGTTCAAAGGAAAGGATTAGCTATTCTTAAAGATATTCTCAAGACTCTTACGAGCATCTTTAACATTAGATATGTAACCCATTTCTTTTGTCATCTTTGGATTTGGTTTTTCCGTAGGAGGTTCAGTTTCATAATATGCTTTTACAAATCTATTATAAGCTTTAATTACATCTTTATCAAAAACCTCACATGTAGTGATAACGTTACTCATCTTCACTATATATGTCTGTTCTCGACCTGTTTTTATCCAAGGTTCAATTTTAATGACACTGATTCCAGGCTTTCTTGTGAAATTTGAGTGACCAATCATCGCTGGGCAGTCTAAAGATATGATATCAAGTTCTGGCGAAGGTTCAATTTTTGCAATGACTTCTTCACCTGTTTTTAATTTTACAACTGCTAAAAATTTATCTGACATTTTTTTAAAGGTATCGTAAGCATTTCATAATTAAAATTTTCTTCGTTATAAATCTTAACTCTCTCCATCATATGATTTAAGGTATAGTTTTTTGAGGAACCGTATGTAATATCATCGGCAATATCAAATAGAGTTGCCTTTATTTTATTGTCTCCTTTTCTTAAAACTCGACCTATGCTTTGTAAGTTTCGTATTTTTGATTTGTTTGGTGATGCGAATATGACGTTGTGAAGATTTTTAATGTTAATTCCTGTTGAGAAGGTGCCGTATGAGGCAATAATAATTGCATTGTCTTCTTTTTCTGTGATTGTGCGAACTTCTTCTCGATCCTCAGTATCAACTCCTCCGTGAACAAAGAAACACTTTCTGTTTTCTTCCTTACTCTTATTTATGAGATCATATAAGGGAAGACCATGTGTTTCAACTCTTGTATATAAAATAAGAGTATTACCTTTTTGATCAAGAGTAAGATTCTTAATAAAGTTATTTCTCTGTGTATGTGTGATTAAATATTGTATTTCATCTTCATAGTTCTCAAACTTCCTTGCTGGATGTTTAAGTGTTAGAACTTTGATATTTAGTTTTGACAGATAACCTTTCTTCATCAATTCATCTGTGCGAATAATCTTATAAGTTGGGCCAAATAATCCTTCTAATACCCACTTGTGTGTTTGTGTTCCATCAAGTGTTCCAGTAAAACCGTATCGATATTTACAATCAAGCATTTTTGTCATGATACTGACTAGAGATTTTGATTTAAATAGATGCGCTTCATCACCAATTACTACATCAAAGTTATTAAAATACTTTTTATCCAGTTTATAGATTGACTGCCATGTAGTAATTGTAACACTATCATCACTAATCTTATCTCTTCCAGCATATACTCGATGACAATATTTTTCAACATCCCACCCATAATCTTCAAAATCTTTATACATTTGTTCGACAAGAGATGTAGTTGGAACTACAATTAATATTTTACGATTATGTTCAACATGATATCTTGTGATTGCATAAATCATCAATGATT